CAAACCAACGTTTATGAAAATGCAGAAATAGCGCGCAAATGGCATCGTTCCTGTTTTTGTCAGGAGGAGCTATCATGCTTATTGGCTATGTTCGCGTATCAACAAATGACCAGAACACCGATCTACAACGTAATGCGTTGAACTGTGCAGGATGTGAGCTGATTTTTGAAGACAAGATAAGCGGTACAAAGTCCGACAGACCAGGACTGAAAAAGCTGCTCAGGACATTATCGGCAGGTGACACGCTGGTGGTCTGGAAACTGGACCGACTGGGGCGCAGTATGCGGCATCTTGTCGTGCTGGTGGAAGAGTTGCGCGAACGTGGCGTTAATTTTCGCAGCCTGACGGATGCTATTGATACCAGCACACCAATGGGGCGCTTTTTCTTTCATGTGATGGGTGCCCTGGCTGAAATGGAGCGTGAACTGATTGTTGAAAGAACAAAAGCCGGGCTGGAAGCTGCTCGTGTACAGGGACGAATTGGTGGACGTCGTCCCAAACTTACAACAGAACAATGGGCGCAGGCCGGGCGATTAATTGCATCAGGAGTTCCTCGCCAGAAGGTGGCGATCATCTATGATGTTGGTGTATCGACACTATATAAGAAGTTTCCGGCCGGAGATAAATGAAACCGCAGGCTCGTCGTATGCAAGAACGGGCATCGGCGAACTGGCGAACGTTCGATAGTTGTAGTGGTTTACTGAATGATTGGCAGTCGCAGCGGATTGTACTTAAGCAATGTGACGTTTCAAGGCGTCTAATCTGAAATATGAAATAAAAACCCGGCGCATAGGCCGGGTCGATTAGATAGATGCTTTTGCAAAATCGATTATAGACTTTTCATCATTGTGTCTAAAGTGTGCAAGGTTGTTACGGTCAAACGTTCTCCTAATCTCATCCATAGCTTTCGCTTCAGAGGTGCTCGGATTTTTATGACCATCAATGGTAAAAAGAACATTGGCTAGATTCAGCAATTTCTCATCAGCAGCTCGCTTAACTCTTGATACCCATGAGTCGCAGTGTTCCATCATCTTACCAGGTTCCTGCTGGACGAACGCGAGTGGCTTGATAGCGCAAAGTACTTCATCTTCCTGCTTGGCAACGAACGGCATTGAAAACCTTATCAAATCCCCGCCGATTGTTTCCTTACGGAAAATATTCTGCAGTTCTGCATAAGAATTCAGCCGTCCTTTTAGCTCTCTGGTAAGAATCTCTTCTCTACGCTCTTTGTTATAATCTGTATGGTTTACAAATTTTGCATACAACCTTTGTAGCTCTTGCTCTGGGTTTTCAGCCAGAACTACACGTGTTGAGCTGAAGTGAAAGATTGATTCCCTTTTAGCCGTCAAATAGCTGAAGAAATTGGCGACATCATCGGCCGTTTTAACGTTTTTTGTCTGCTCTTGAGCAAAGGCCAGCTCCCTAGCAACAGCATCTTTAGCCAAGGGAAAGATAGTGTCATCTTTGAAGAAAGACGTAACCCTGGCGTCATTACTTTGAGTTAGTCGGAAGAGGAATATGTGTTTTTGAGGTGCGCAGACGACTACGCCGATGTTTGCAAACTCTTCAGTTTCAGCAAACGGCGCATATCTTACAATGCTGTATAGACATGGCGTAGTCATTTGATTTTACTCCAAAATACATCTGTTTCGTTACGATTCAATAGCGTTTCAATTCGAGACAAACACACTTCTCGTTCTTCTTGAGTCTCTGGCAACCATTCATCAGGGATGCTCTCTACACATAAAGGTAGGATTTCCTTAGTGCGGATTAGTTCATCTTCAGAGAGCGGTCTGTCGACGATGTCAAACCACCACTTACGATGCCGCGGAGCATAGACATGGTAGTCAAAAGCTTCCTCATCATCATTTTGGTCGAAGGCGAGATTATGATCAATCAGGTAATATCTATTGTTACGGTAATCAAAAATAATATTCACGTTGCCACCCTGTGGTGACAGGGTACGATCTGAGTTATTTATCCATCTATCAAAGAGATAGATTTTCTTTTGGTCTTGTTCGTCAACGTTAGTATGGGCTTGGGTAAAAGTTATAGGGGCTACGCCCGGGATAAATTTTGTTGCAAACGCATAACCCTCGTTTAAGGCATTTCGCCATTCAGGCACATACTGAGTTAAAGCTCGGTCTACATATGCCGTACTAAAATCAGGCAATGAGAGACCCAGTTTCAAACCAAGGTGTGCTGATACCCATTCTGCAATGAGTTGTACCCGAGGAACGCTAGGCATACCCTTTACAACATAAAGCTCACCATCGTCACATTTGCAGAGAAATGGCTCAGTTGCACAGTCAGGTATTCGCCTGATAATTTCGATTACACGCAATGATTCAATGGGCATGGAGTTGACGAATATTCTTTTCTTTTCACATTTTTATAATGGATATTAGTCGAAATTACTCACCCGAGTAACCTGGATTTTTATCAGGGTTTTTGGTCGCTTAGTTTTCAACCAGCCACATATCAGCCTCTTCAAACATTTCCTGAACAGTACGGCTTATCTGTTCCTTCTCATGCTTGCTGGCATCAGTGTTGATCGCCGGCAGTGTCATCATCGGTTTAACCCGAACATCAGCATCGGGAAAGATCCGGTGAACCCTCTTGGTTAACTCGCCCAAAATGATATCTTTTGCACCGGGCAGACCATCAAAATTCCTTTTGTCATAAACGAGTTCCACGAACATGCTTTAACTCCTCTTTACTGTGTTTAATACCAGTATATACTGTATTTATATACAGTGTAAGTGTGAGTGAGTTTATTATGAAGTTTTATTCGCCAGCTGAGTTGCGCCAGATAGTTGCGCTTCCCTTATTTAGTGATCTTGTCCCATGCGGCTTTCCCTCGCCAGCGCAGGATTACATTGAACAACGCATTGATCTCAATGAAATATTAGTTCAGCATCCAAATGCGACATACTTCGTGAAATCATCTGGTGATTCTATGACTGGAGCGGGGATCGGTAATGGGGATTTGCTGGTCGTCGACCGTTCCAGAAAACCTGCACATGGAGATATTGTTATCGCTGCCATTGATGGCGAGTTCACAGTTAAACGTCTGCAGTTACATCCAATACTTATGCTTGTTCCTGAAAATAGCTCTTATGCACCCATTACGATAAATAGCGAAGATACACTGGATATCTTTGGTGTTGTGACGTTTATCGTGAAAGCGGCAAGCTGAC